CCTCTGGCAGATTTTCAACAAACACGTTTATATCAACGTGGTTTTCGGTAAACGTAAGTATGCGCACATCAGAAGCGGGGTCTGATTTAAAATTATGCGTATTAGGTATGCGTAGTATTCGGGCGGCGTCAGCAGTAACAACCGGGTCTGCTTCTAGCCCAAACTGTACGCATGCCGATTTTAATCTTTCGGCAACGGGTAGCCATTCCTCCCTAGAGTAGCATTGCGACAAACTCCAATAGACGTGTACGCCACGCCCGGAGTTCACCATACTGGTCGGGTTGGGTAAATTAAAGTTACGGCAAAAAGCTAGTAGGGCTTTTAACGCCTCGGTCTGTGTGGCGTACGGTTTACCTTCGCCACAATCTAAATCAAGAAATAACGCACGTATTTCTAGTACGTTATCAGCTTTGCGTGTTGTGCCTTCTTGGAACGTGCTTAGTGCGAAATAGGTATCGTGCCCGTTGCTGTCTAGGTTAGTAGCAATCTCGGCTATATCATCAATAGATTCGTAGAATTTCTGATGTTTAATTGTTTTATCTTTAATGCCTACTACGCAATATAATCCCTTCGGACTCAACACCGAATTAAAGAATTGTTTTGCATCCATATTCTGACCATACAAAAGAGAAACACGGGCACCACTAGGGTGCCCGTTGCAGTGGTTTTAATCATCAAACTCGTCTAGCAAATTAGCAAGGTCAACTTGTTCCGGCGGAGTTTCCGTATTTTTCTTGGATTTCTTCACGGTAGGTTCCGCAACAATTTCGTTTGCTTCAGCTTCCACCCCAGCAGACTCCTCAACCGCCGGGGGTAGGGGGGAGACTGTATCATTAGTCAACTGCTTTGTGCCAGTATCTTCTTTAGGTTTTACTGACATCGTGACTAACTTCTGTACATCCGGGTCTTTTTGTGCGTTTACCACTAAGGCTAGTTCTTCCTTGGATACCACACGTTCCGGCTTGAACAATAGCTTAGGCGTACTGCTATCAGTATCAAAACGTATTTCTGTAACTATGGATGCTAAGTAAGCGTTTTGAGTATTGAGCAGTTTAGCGTAGCTTTGTAGACCCATCTTCTTTTTGTCGTCACCGAACACGCTGGTAGCGGGGAGGATAAGCAGGTAGATTTCGTTGCTACGTATCACGCCATCTTGGTCAGCCAGAAGCACCGCAATGCGCTGTTGGAACCTACACGCACGGCTTTCACCCTGCCCGGAACCCTTGATATTCTGCTTGCAATCGAAACAGGAGGCAGACTGCCTGTCAGTAACCAATACGTCCTCAGACGGTACGCCTTTAGTAGTATCAGCAGACCAGCATTTAGGGGGATTGTTCTGTCCCGCCACGTACTGTCCTTCGTAGTAAGTCCTTGATATAGGTGAGGTTTTTACAATAACAGCTTTGAGGCTACGTTCTTCCAACTCAGCTATTTCGTTACCGTTTACCACCTTACGAAAGACACCACCACGGATACTCAAACGGCGCATACCACCAGAGTTTGCTACGTTTTCCGGTTCTAACTGCGCCAGCAACTCCTTATAGTCATCCGGCATGTTTTCGAACAGAGTGATTTGTGTACTCATATATCTTCGTCCTCGTTAAAATCTAGTTCTAATTGTTCTGTGATACCCTCACCCTCGGAGTCAAAAAGTTCTTCCTCAAAGGACTGGACAATATCGTTTATGTGTGTTGGCATTTCTTCCTGCGGTACAGGCTCTTGCTTTAATCCCGCAACTACACTAGGGATATTAAAACGGTAGGTACTGCCAACCTTGATATAGCCAGTCTTGGCTATGTAGCCTTTCTGCACCCAAGTGCGCACGGTACTTACCTTTACCGATAGATACTTGGCTAGTTCGTCTATCGGGACATAGGTGTCGCTCATTTCTTTCTCCTTACGGTTACGGTGTATTCGCTATCGACATTCAATCCGGGCGGTAGCAAATCTGGGTTTTCCTCAAGGAACAGACGCATATTGCCTTGATGGATACGTTTCTCCATTAGGTCTACCGCGTCATGTTCGATAATAAACTTACCCATAGCCTCCCAATCGCCCGTCCAGTATTTAGTTTTGGTAGAGCGATAAAAGGTACCATGTTCGGTGCGCACTGATTCCACATTGTTTTCTTTGCAATGTGCTAGTAACGCGTCGTTTACTACCTTGAGTTTAGTATCTAGTTCGGCCAACTTAGCATTTAACTCGTTGGTCAACTGTGCTTTTTTGTCACGTATTTTTAAGTATACAGCGACAATGCGGTTAAGGTCTGCTTTTACATCAGACATTTCATCATCCTCCGGGCTTATTATGTTTTGTGTAATATAGTGCAGTATTATTTATAATTCAAGTACATCGTTATATAAATCTATCATTTTTGTATGTACATCTATTCTGTCGTCCAGAAGGCTATAGATTCGCTTCTCAACGCCGGAACCTTGTAATTGCACCACGGTACAGGGGTGCTTCTGACCTGACCTGTGAACGCGCGCATTCGCTTGTGCGTAAGTCTCTAGTGAGGATACCGGCCCCCACCATACAATCGTATTTGCCGCTGTTAGTGTTACCCCATGAGCCGCCGCTTGTGGTTGGATAATCAGGACTCGCGGGTCTTGTTCTTCTTGGAATCGTTTGAATATCTCGGTACGTTTTTGTGCAGACACATCTCCACGAATCACATCACTCGTGATCCCATCGCTAGTTAATTTTTCTTTAAGTAAATCAATGACATGCTTGAACGGCACAAAAATAAGAATCTTCTGGCTGGACTCGTCTATGACTTCCCGCAGTACCTTGTAGCGGTTCTTGATGTCAAACTCCACCGTCTCTCCAGTGTCGGTGTAGACGGCACCACAAGATATTTGTAACAACTTGTTCATAACAACGGCGGCGTTAGCTGCCGTTATCTGTTCTCCCGCAGCTACGGAAATCATCTCTTTCTTTAACTCGTTGTAGTATTTCTTTTGCTGGGCGGTAAGTTCTACCTCACGCTTGGCATAGGTCATCTCCGGTAGGTCGAGGCATTGCTCCTTGGTAAAACGTATCGCTGGCTGTAGCGAATTAAACACAACTTCTATGGCGGTTGGTTTCGGCACCCATTTGAATTGGGTAACCTTGTACATCACCATCTCTCGGAACGCCCCGAAAAATCTAGGTACAGCTTTGGGGTTTACAAGTTTGGCTAACCCGTACGCGTCTACGGGGGATTGAGCCGCCGGTGTACCGGTCATCATCCAGAGCCAGATGTTGGGGTTTGTATTGAGAATATAATTAAGTATCTTCCAGCGTTTCGATTGCGCGTTTTTATAGTGGGTAGCTTCGTCAACAATGATAAGGTCGAACCCGCCGTTTGCTATCTCGTCCTTCACTATCTCCACACCATCGTAGTTTATGATTACGTATTCTGCGCTTCCGTTTATTATCTCTTGGCGTTTAGTCCGTGAACCATACGCTATGTCTACGGTACGGTGCATGGCAAAGTTAAACAGGTCAGCCCTCCATGCGGAATCCATAATCGACAACGGGCAGATAATCAAGACTCGGTTAATCTTACCTTCGTTAAGCAGGAAGTCAGATGCCCAGATAGCAGAACCCGTTTTCCCAGTTCCCTGCTCGTTGAAGCAGAAAGCCCGTGGATTCATAGTAAGGAAAGACGCGGTTGTTCTTTGATGGTCGAACGGTGCGTACCTTCCGGGCCAAGCGTATTTACCCAGTATTGGCGAGGGTACGTTGCGTATATTCAGGTTGTTTAGAACGCGGGACTCGTCTATACCCCACTTAACTAAAACATTGTTGTCGCCTAAATACTTACTGTTGGGTATAGCCATCGTTATTTTTTGGGGGTCACGAACCCGCAGGAGTAACCCCCTGTTATCTACTACTCGCATCATTCTTCCTTTTCGTTAGGATTTCTTCTTTTTACTACGTTCGCGTTTGCTAGTTTCTGAAACTAATTTGCCTTGCGAATCTCTACGGAAAGAACGGTTACTGGACTTGCTTTGTATCTTTACACCGTCAGCGTTCTTACCGCCGTTGCTCAATGCTTTCTTGTGCGACACATCCCTGCCTTCGCGTTTGTCAGCTTTACCGTTCTTGTTCCGGTCTACGCCATCCTTATCTATAGCGCGTCTAGCACGTTGGCGCTCCATACGGTCTGGATGTTCACCACGTTCTTTCTGCTGTTGGTATTCTTTTTTGTATGGTCTGGGTTTGTTTTTGTACGGCATTATGCCCTCCATTGCTCAAAAAAATCTCTTGAGTCATTTAAGTAATCTTCACGCTTCTTATAGGTTTTGTCTACCTTTGCGGGGGCGTAGTACAACTCGGCAAAAGTCACATAATCTACAGGTTCTTTATATTCTTTGAACGTATTTCTGTAAGTTATAACTCGTTTTGGTATTGAAAGATTAGTTTCTATAAACTCTCTACCGTGGTCAGTTACTATCCAGTTCCCAGTCTTTTGTTTGTTTTGTGAAACTAAACCCCAAAACTTCATCTTTTGAAAATTGTTACGTTGGTTATATTCAAGTTCAAGGTCTTTCAGGTGAGCGTCTCCACCGGCATCGTATAATCTTTTTAATGCTTTTACTAAATGATGGTTGAGTACAAACGTATAATCAACCATCCTAGCCCCACAATTTGAACAAATATCGTCTCTATCTTCGTCTTGACCGTCGTAATAAGTCATTTTTGTCACCTCTTGCCGTTATGTGGACACTCCAACACAATGCAATGAGCGCGGCAAAGCCCCGTGGGGCGTGGATTCCATACATCATTCTCGTAGGATTTCTCCATCTTGCCGTACTCCATTAGCCATTTCTGCCAAAGTGCCGGTTCTTGTTGTACTTCGTATGTTTCTTTTATAAACGCGTTACAGACGACAAACAATAGGCCGCCTTTTACTGTGTGTATTTCTGGGAAGTGTTTGAATATAGCCAACGCCATAAGTTCAAGCTGTCCCTTGTCTGCATACTTCGCAGACTTGCCGGTCTTGTAGTCAATCACCCTAGCTATACCGGATTCTCTGTCCAGTATGGCTAAGTCAACGACACCCCTAAACCAAACATTACTATCAAAGAAACCACATGGATCGAGGTTAGCTGTAAGCCCCATTTTGTGTTCACACAGTTTCTCACCTTTCATGCCTTTGAGCCGGTTCAATGCGCTCTCGGCATACTCAAAGCGTGGGTCTAAGTTATCAACGACGCCTTTAACATATTCTTCGGCGGCTTTGTGAAACTCGTTTCCATAAAGTATCGCTTCGGTTTCAAAATTTTCTTCGTAATCTTTCGCAACTTTTAAGTGGTAGTATTTCTTCGGGCATTGGTCAAACGTCTTTATGCTACTGAAAGACCAAGCTGGTTTTGTCGTGATACCCATTTCTTACAATTCCCGTAGTCCTTACCAACTTCCACGTCACCACGAACGGGGAGTCCTTTAGCCCATTCCGGTACGTACGCCATGCACTCGCTAACGTAGCTTGCGGCTTCGTCAACCTCGGAGTCATTGACACAGCATACCACAGAATCATGTACTGTAAGTGCTATAGGGTATCTTTTAGATATACGCAACATCTGCTCTGCCATCACGCAACGGGCTATGGCTTGACACACATTCTCTATAACCTTGCCACCATATATCTTCACTCGGCCTAGACGGGTCTTGTAAGTAAACTGAAGTCCCTTTTCTTCTTCCTCCCCTTTCAAGTCCTCGTACCGCATGAGTAGGCCAGATGGTAACTTTATAGCAACGTGTTCGTGTAACACCTTTAACACGCCCGGCCTGCCAAACGCTAAACTTTCACCCATATCCATACCGACAAGAGAAGCCTGTGCATCACGCCATAACTGAGTAATCTGACCGTTGGCCTCGCGGTACACTCGGATGATACGGCGACATTCTTCTTCGTCCACATCTACACCAAACGTCTTTAGCTGGTCGCGGAATCGTGCCGCACCCATACCGTATCCTGCACCTAGTATAGTAGTCTTACCAATGAAGCGTTCGCTGTCGGTAACAAGTTCCTCTTTCTTGTTGTATATAATAGAAGCCATCTTCTTATACACATCTTCGCCTTTCTCAAACGACTTCACTAGGTTGTTCTGCTCGGCTAACCACGCTAGGACACGCGCTTCAATCTGCGCTGAGTCTGATTCAATTAAAGTATATCCTTCGGGCGCGACTATGCAGGATTTGAGTACCTTCGCGTTCTCACCACGGGAGGGTAAGTTCTGTAGATTCACCTTGTCCGCACCACCCCACCGTCCGGTATGAGCCGCGTAGTAACGGATAGGCACAGGTAGTTTGCCACGAATAGCTATGTCTATAAATCTTTCAGTACGCGTTTCCTCAAGTGTACTTTTTAATCCTATGCGAGCCGCGACTAAAGCCTGTACTTTCGGGTTCTCGTGTTCTTGTAGTTCCTTGAACGCTTCGTCATTCTTGGCTAGGGCGTACGTTTCCTTACCAGTGCGCAATGATACTTTGGTCGGGGGTTCTACCCCCAGTGTGCGGAGGGCTTCGGCAAACTTAGGGTTAGACATAAGTTCGTCTTTCGTAATATGACATTCTTCCAGCAGTCGGTCTTTTGCGGATTTAAGTGTATAGAGGTGTTCGTTTAATTTAATTAAGTCAAGCTCAAGCTGCGGATTAGTGTACATCTTCAACGTCATATCTATGACTTTGACTTCTTTCATTGGGAATCCGTTGTTCATAAATATGTTGAACAATCGGTGAGTAAGTTCGACATCGTTGACACAGTAGTCACCGTATCGGGCAAGTTCTTCGGGGGAGAAATCGGCACGGCGTTTCCCCAACGCATTTATTACCTCGTTGCCTTTTTCACCCACCCCATATATCTCGCTAACTTTACGCAGAGATGCAGACACTTCGACACCATGCGCCCCCCTAGCCATACACATAGTATCAAGCCATAACTTAGGACGTATGCCAAAAAGCCAACTGAGAATAGCACCATCGAACATAGTGTTATGAGCCAGTACCGCAGACTCCGCCCAATCGTAGTTATTATGTAAATAAGTTTTGATAGCATTGAAGTCTCCACTGAGCCATATAGATTCTCCATCGTTTAGTTTGACACCCACACCTATTACTTCAAACCTAGGACTACGTATGTATTCCTCTGTTGTTATCTTCGACAAACTAAAATCTTTATCGTAATACGTTTCAAAATCTATTGTTATTAAATTCATACGTAAACCTTTGTAATTAAATACTTTCCCCATGCGTCACAATCTCTTTCCCACTCTGGGCTGTCCACAGGGTACTCACGAAACCAATCACCGACTTCTACTTCGTCGTCTGGGTCAGTATCCCATCCCCCCTCTTCTGTAGCGTCAGCGTAATGTATATAAGGCACACAAAAACTCATAGTTCGGTCTGCGGGTAGTTTAATTACATCAGCAGAAAAGGGGTCACCAAACTCGTCTATGTTGTGGAATATATCGTCCCATGTACGCCCTTCAACAAATCCTACCCATGCTTTATCGCCTTCAGGTTTAAA